AGACGCGAACGGGATTTGGTCCGAGAACGACGGAAATTCGCCGTTCTGGCCAGTGCTTCGCCACCCCAATCACTTTCAAAACCACATCCAGTTCAAGCAGTGGTGGGTGATGTCCAAGCTTCGCCACGGCAACACCTATGCCCTCAAAGAGCGAGACGCCCGTGGTGTTGTCCGTAGCCTCTACGTGCTGGACCCTGGGCGCGTCACTCCGCTTGTCGGCGACGATGGTTCGGTTTACTACCAACTAAGTCAGGACAACTTGGCGGGTGTGGAAGAGCTTGGCATTACGGTTCCAGCGAGCGAGATCATCCACGACCGGATGAACTGTCTGTATCACCCGCTGGTCGGAATTTCGCCTCTTTTCGCTGCTGCCATCGCGGCAGGCGTCGGGATCAAGATCCAGAACAATACCCTTCGCTTCTTTAACAACAGCGCAAACCCTGGCGGGATTCTCGTGGCGCCTGGGAATATTTCGCCCGAGAACGCGAAGATGATCAAGGATCAATGGCATTCGAACTACTCAGGTGTCAATGCCGGGAAGGTCGCTGTCATCGGCGACGGTATGAAGTTCGAACCACTAAGCCATAGCGCGGTTGACTCCCAACTCATCGAAACGCTGCGGTGGTCAGACGAACGTATCTGCTCCGTGTTTCATGTTCCTGGCTACAAGGTCGGCGTAGGTTCAGCCCCTGGCTACAACAACATCGAGGCGATGGATCGGGGCTATTACTCCGGCTGCCTGCAATCTCCCATCGAAGAGATGGAAGCTTGCTTGGACGACGGGCTAGGTCTGGATGGTGTAACCAATGGCGTGGAACTGGATCTTGAGGGCCTGATGCGCATGGATACCAAGACCCAGATGGAAGCGCTGAAGATTGGCGTGGATGCTGGGATCATCGCGCCGAACGAAGGCCGCAAGCAAGTCAACCTTCCGCCGTTGGAAGGTGGCGATACGGTCTACATGCAGCAGCAGGACTTCCCGCTTGACCAGGTGCGACAGAACAAGATTGTTCAAAGCGAGAGTCCGCCAGCTTCTTCGGACATTGCTAGTGCAAGTGACGATGAGGACGATTCGAAGTCGTTGGGCGAACTGGAATGGTTCGATTTGCAAGTCTTCGACCGCGCTTTCGATAAATCCTATGGAATAGGGGCCGCTCATGGTTGATTCGGAGAAACTCGGCCTCGCGATGGCTAACGCTGTGATGCGAGCAGTCGAGCCCCTGAAAGCAGAAATTCAAGATCTAAGGCAGAAGCTGGCTGAAAGGCCGGATTTCTCAAACGATATTTCTACTGCTGTCCGCGCCGCAGTTGACGAGATTCCTCGTGCAAAAGACGGCCGCGACGTCGATATTTCAGCGGTCGAAGTGCTCGTCGCTAAAGCCGTCGAGTCCATTCCACGCCCGAAGGATGGTGCGCCTGCTGATATGGATGCGTTGCGCGAGCATCTGTCCGAATTGGTAGCAAACCTGCCTCGCCCCGTGGATGGCAAGTCGGTAACAGCCGAAGACGTCTCTCCGATCCTGGAGAACCAGGTGAACAAGTGGGCGTTGGAGTTTGAGCGGCGCGCTCAGGATACGCTGCAGAAGGCCATCGACAAGATGCCCGTGCCGAAGGATGGCAAGGACGGGATTGACGGTGTTGGCTTCGATGATCTCGAGGTTGAATATGACGGCGTCAAGACGGTCACCTTCAAGATGGTCCGTAATGATGTCACCAAGCAATTCGACCTCACGATGCCCGTTGTGGTGGATTGCGGAGTCTTCAAGGATGGCCACGTTTATACCCCGGGCGACTCGGTGACCTGGGCCGGATCCTACTGGATCGCCCAGAAGGAAACCGGCGCGAAGCCTGATAGCCCTGAAAGTGGTTGGCGTCTGGCGGTCAAGAAGGGCCGGGACGGCAAGGACGGGCGCAATGGTATCGACAAGACTTCCCCGGTGAATCTATGAAGCTCGTCACTTTGCAGCAGTGCCGGGACAACATTCGTTCGGATACGGACGCTGACGACGATGACCTGGCATTGAAGATTGATGCCGCCAGTGACGCCGTAATGGACTATCTGGGCGAGTACGGCGCGACGTTTACGGATTCTTCTGGGCTTGTAGAGGTCGATTCGAACGGTGATCCCGTGGGTGTGCCTGCCCGGGTGCAGCAGGCCACGATTTTGACCGTGGCCTATCTATACCGTGAGCGCGATGGATCGCAGGAGTTTGCGGTTGGCGACCAGTGGGGATACGGATACGCGCTCCCCAAAGCGGCAACCGCGTTGATCTACAGCCTGCGCAAACCGACGGTGGTGTGATGCTCGATTCTGGAAAGCTTCGCCACCGCGTCTCGATTGAACGAATAGTCAGGACGCAAGATCCGGACACCGGGGCGATCAGGGAAGATTGGGTGGAGATCGCTAAGGTGTGGGCAGCCATTGAGCCACTGTCGGCTCGGGAATTCGTGCAATCAGCTGCCGGCCAGTCAGAGGTTACGGGGCGCATCACAATCCGGAGCCGAGACATCCTAGCTACCGATCGGATCACGCGGCCTGGGATTGTCTACAACATCCGCGGCGTACTGCCTGACAAGGACAGCGGTCTCGAGTACATCACGCTTCCGGTAGGAACGGGCGTAAACGAGGGCTGAATTGGAGTACGTGTTGTTGGCGCCCGGTCCGAGCATGAGCTTAGACCTAGCGAAAGCGCTGCGCGGTGAACGCGTCGGGGTAATCAGCAACGTTTTTGAGTTGGCTCCCTGGGCAGACTTCCTGGCTGCGAATGATCGCGCCTGGTGGAGAGCTTACCCGGAGGCGATGAATTTTGCAGGGCGGCGCTTCTCCAGCACTGAGATGCAGGGGGTCGAGCGCTGTAGGCCCGGCAACACGCAGTGGGCCAGCGGCGTTCTGGCGTTGCAGGTCGCGGTGAATCTAGGCGCGAGCCGAATCAGGCTTTACGGCTTCGATATGCATGGTTCGCACTTCTTCGGCGAATACACGAATGGATTGGTGAACACGAAACCGTTTCGCCGTGCAATACATCTACAGCAGTTCAGAGACTGGGCGCGAGCCAATATGGGTGTGGAGGTTGTGAACTGCACGCCCGGTTCCGCACTCGATTGCTTCCCGATGGAGGCTGCTTGATCGTTCGGGGAATGAAGGGGCTGGGAGACAACATCTACCAGCGGGCCTTTGTGAAGCGGCTGCAGGGTCCGGTGTACCTGGAAACGCCCTGGCCGGAGTTGTACGAGGATCTGCCAGGGGTCAAGTTCGTCAAGGCGGATACGCCGCTGCGGACTCAGGCCAAGAACATGGCCCTTCAGCAGGATTCGCGCTGGGAAAAGCCGCCCCGAGAGTCGGTGGTGACGGTCCAATACGGCACCGCAGGGATAGTGACCGGCATGCGTCGGTGTTTTGGGGTTGCGCCGGGTGAATTCGACTTGCCAGATTTCGGGCCGTCTCCCATAGCTGGGCGGTACATGGTGGTGCGGCCGGCGACGGTGCGTGCCGAGTGGGTCGCGGAAGCACGCAACCCGCTGACCATGTACATCGCGGAGGCGGCCGAGATAGCTCGATCGGCGGGTTACCGGGTCATCTCGGTGGCGGACCTGGATCCTGGCAAAGAGTGGACGGTTGGGAAGTTGCCACCAGCGGACGAGGTTTATCACGGTGGGGAATTCAGCGTCCGGCAACTGATGGCTCTTGTGCAGAACGCCGCAGCGGTGATTGGTGGTATCGGCTGGATCCTTCCGGCTGCGATTGCCATGAAGGTACCCGCTTGGATCATCTGCGGTGGGCAGGGCGGCTTCAATGCCCCAGAACTAATTACGGACGAGAAGTACATGGACCTAAGCCGGATTCGGTTTGCGGTCCCGGACAACCTTTGCCGGTGCCGGCAGAGACAACACAACTGCGACAAGCGAATCAAGAACCATGCAAGTGACTTTGCCGACTGGCTGCGAAGACTCCCTGATTTGGTGGCCTGAGCGTGGGATGGGGTTCCATCCCCGGCCCGCTATGGACTACACGACCAGCTATTGGGATGAATTCCGCCAGCGTGACGCGTCGCCGATGGGCGAACTTCTGACGGAAGCCCGGCTGTCCCTGGTGCGGCGGCATTACGCAGGACAGATTGTGGACATCGGGATTGGTGGCGGTCGATTCGTGGAGTACGCGGCCGCGCAGGGCTATGACGTCAACGCTGAGGCCAACGAGTGGCTGCGCCAACGCGACGCCTACTGCGACCCTTACAGCCGGCCGGTTGACGCTATCACGTGCTGGGACAGCCTGGAGCACATCCCAGATCCAGCCGCGCTGCTGGCGCAGGTTCGCGAGTGGGCTTTCATCGCCATCCCGATCTTCGAAGAGGGCGATGGCGTCCCGGCCAGCCGTCACTACAAGCCGGGTGAGCACATTTGGTATTTTTCCCATCGCGGCTTGATCGACTGGATGAAGGTTCAGGGCTTTGTCTGCATGGAACACAACGAGGCAGAGACTGAACTCGGCCGCGAAGGTATTCGTAGCTATGCGTTCATGAGGGTCAAGTGAAAGTCGAGGTCAAGCTCTCCGGCGTCGACGGTGTTCTGGAGTTGTTGAAGAGCTTGCCACCCGAAGTCGTTTCGAAGCGTGGCGGCCCGGTGAAGCTTGCTTTGGCGAAAGGTGCCCGGCTTATTCGTGACGCGGCGCGCCAGAATCTGCGTGCAGCCATCGCGCAGAATGGTGAAGAATCCACGGGCTTGCTGCTTGAGAACGTGATTTCCAGCCGAGGTAAGGCGCCAGCGGACGGTAAGGGCGAGCGTTATTTGGTGCGAGTGCGTCGCAAGACCTACCCGGGCCGTAAGCCAGAGAAGGGTGGCGGGGTGCCCAATGTGCGGAAGTCGGCGCAGTTAATGGAGTACGGGTCGGAACACCAACCGGCGCGGCCCTGGTTGCGGCCGGCTGTGATCCAGAACGGGGAGCGCGCCATCAGCGTCATCACCGAAGACCTGAAGAAGCGTATCGACAAGACGGTATCTGATCTGGCCAAGAAGGGGTTGAGGTAAACCATGCTGCCCAAGGTATTCCCCGTCCTGAAGACGCCTGCAGTCCTTGCGATAGTTGGCGGCGACCCGGTGAGGATCTTCCGACATGGTGCCGCCCCGCAGGCTACGGACAAGCCCTACGTCACGTGGTTTGAGGTCAGCGGTCAGCCTTACGACCAGATCAGCGGTCTTCCTTGCGGTGACTTTGATAGCGTGCAGATTGACTGCTGGTCGATGGACGACACCCAGGTTGACGCGCTGGCGACCGCCGTTCGTGACGCGGTGGACGCTGCAGGATTCGCGAACCGGTTGATCATCAATCAGCGAGACCCCGACACCAAGCTGTATCGGATCGGCATCCAGGCCGATTTCATCAACTCTAGCCGTTAACCCTACCTACTTTCACACAGCCCGCCTTGAGCGGGCTTTTTGTTTTGGAGCCAGCAATGAGCAATGGAAGCGTAAAAAGCCAAGGCACCGCCCTCTACCTGCGTATGGTGGACTCTGGCGGCGCATCCCTCGTATTGATGGAATGCCCGACCGGCATCAGCGGTCTGGGCGGTGCGGCAGATCAGATCGACGACACCTGCCTGGGCGACACCGTCGACCGTAGTTTCGTGCGCGGCCTTGGTAATCCTGGCCAAGTGTCTGTCCCGTTCATCCTGAAGCCGATGGCAGTGAGCCACCAGGAACTGTTCGCCTTGAAGGACGTTGGCGACACGCTGCAGTGGATCGCCTGCCTGTCTGACGGCACCGCGGCGCCGACGCTGAATTCGAACGACGACATCCAGCCGCCGGCAGGCCGCACCTCGTTCATGTTCAACGCCTACATCGCCGACGTGAACATCGACATCGCGTCGAACGACGTTGTGAAGGGCACCCTGACGCTGCAGCGGTCGGGCGTCGTCACTCCTACCTGGAAGGCCTAACGATGCTTGATCCTTCGTTGTTTGTTTCTGACTCGGTGCAGAAGAAGGAAGTCGAGCTTCCCGACGGAAAGAAGCACACCCTGTACTTCAAGGAGTACTCGGGAGCGGCCTTCACAAGATATGCCTTGGTCGCTCGGTCTTCGGATATGCAGGAGCGCTCGACGGCTGCACCGATTCTCATCTATTCCAGCATGTGCAACCCGGATGGGACGCCCGCGCTCAGCTTCGAGCGGGCTTGCATGCTCAAGCCTGAAGTAATGCAAGCAATATTCGCGACCGTGCTGGTGGTGAACGGTGTGAAGAAACCTGGCGAAGAGTCCGACGAAAAAAACGCA